ATCTTACAAACCAAGTTCTTTTTCAGTTATCAACTTAAACTGCCAACCGTGTTCTTTGCAAAACAAGTCTGCCGCTTTCCATTTCTCTTGGTTAATGGCATAGGTGATAGTTTCTTGGATAAACTGTTTCGTCTTTCTTTTTTGAGTAGGCTGTTGTGTTTGTTTGAATGGTTTTACTTCTAAAACAAGGGTAGATTCTTTGTCTCCCTGTTTTACTCTCGTAATAAAATCAGGAAAATAACGATGCACTCTGTTGTCAACTGGCGAAACATAGGGAATGTAAAGTTCTTCAGATGCCCACCATATGACCCTTGGATTCTCATCCAAGTATTTCATAACACGCAATTCCCAAGAAGAACGATAGACGATTCCGTTCGGGTCGCCTTTGTATTTCTTAGGGTTTTGGGGCTTAAACCATCCTTTATATGACATAAATACTATCTATCTCTCTTTAGGAACAAATATGCCTCTTTTTGGTTTCGGCGATATACAATTCAACAAAGGTTCTGTAACTAGAAAAGGTCCTCTTGGAGACCTAGTTGACAATCGTTTCAAACAAACAACGCTTAGGTATCCAACTGATGTTGGCAACTATGATAAAGCACACTATATGGTGTTTTACATTCGTCAACAAAATAATACTCAGTTTGGCACAGGTACAGTCGAAGATGAAAATGCAGTAAATTCTGCGGCTACATCTTTACAAAACAACGCATTTTCTCAATTGAATTCTTTAACTCCCACAAATCTTGGTTCTCAAGTTGGTGGCGAACTACTCAGTAAAATTAATAATGGATTAAGTGAAATTAACAAAGCGACCGGAGGTGCGTTAGAAGGTCTTACATCTGCTGTTGGTAAAACGGCTGGCGGAGTCGTAAGTGGAATCAACAATTTATTTGGTCAAAAAACTTCTTTAATTGGTGGCAATTCTGCAGCAACACAAAGAAATATTGATACTTCAATTAAATCAATTACAAATAAAAGTTTCATCAAAACCACAACATTGACAACAGATGCGATTGCTCTGTATATGCCAGAAACTTTACAATTCAATTATTCTCAGAACTATGATAGCGCTGAATTTGGTTCTGGCATAGCGGGACAATTAGCTGCTGCAGGCGTTTCTGCTGCTGAAGGATTTAAGGAAAAAGGTGTTTTAGAAGCAATTGGTTCTTTAGCAAAATCTGGAGCTTTAGGAGTTGCTGAATCTGTTACATCATTACTAGGTGGAGAATCTGGTGGAACAGTTGCATTTCAGGCTTTGGCTGGAGTTGCAAAAAATCCGATGCTAGAATTAATTTATAAGTCTCCTAGTTTTAGAACATTTCAATTTGATTTTACTTTTTATCCTAGAGATGAAAGGGAGGCGTTTGATGTTCAAAAAATTATTGAAAGATTTCGTTTTCATCAGGCGCCAGAGGTTATTAAAGATGCACAAGGATTTTTAATACCACCGTCACAATTTGACATTAAATTTTATTACGGTGGTGTTCAGAATCCTAACATACCGTCAATGGCAACTTGTGTTTTAACAGGAATTAATGTAAACTACGCTCCAAACGGATGGTCTGCTTACGAAGTTCCAGGAGAAAATTTTCCGGCAGTTGGAAGAACAGGTATGCCAGTTTCCATTCAGGTTACTTTAGAATTCCAAGAGGTTACATACCTCACTAAAGAAGATTTCAAACAAGAAAAAGATTTTTCATCACAACAAGATACCCGTGAAGTAAACGCAAGGGATCGCCGTTAAAAATTAAACATGGCTAGATTTTTCAAATATTACCCAAAAACATTCTATACCAGTAATAACGATACTACTGGTTTGGAATCTGTTACAAATCTAATTACTAGATTTAAGTTTGAAGAAACAATCAAACAAAACTCTGCTGCATTCTACAAGTATAACATACAAGATAGTGATACCCCAGAAATTATTGCAGACAAGTATTACAATGATGTAGAAAAACATTGGGTAGTTTTACTTTTCAATGACATCATTGATCCACAATGGGATTGGCCATTGAAGTCTAATGAAATTATTGATTATATTGATAAGAAATATACTGCCAATGGTGCAGCAAACACTACCGTTCAAACAGGCCTTGCATGGGCATTAAGTCAGAACAATGTTCAAGCATATTTCAAAATTATCACTACAACTGCATTTGACGGCACACAAAAAGTTGATAGATTGCAAGTTGATGCAAACACTTATGCAAACATTGCGGCAACAACCACTTCTTACACAACGCAAGCCGGCGAATCAGTAACCGTTACAGTCACAAAAGAAACACAAACTTTCTATGACTATGAAATTAATTTGAATGAGAGCAAAAGAGAAATCAAAATTCTGAAATCTAATTTTGTAGATGCCATTGACAAAGAATTTAAGAGGGTGATTACACAATGAGTTTTGAAGTAAAGCAATCAACTCAATTTAGAATTAGAGAGCTGATAATTGTAACAAAGGCAGGACAAATAGATGTTTCTGGTATTTTTGAAGAATTAAATATTTTTGATTCGTTATTGTTACCAGTAATGAATGGTACTGTTTTAATAAAAGATTCAATTGGTCTTTCTGGTCGTCTTTTATTTGATGGTTCTGAATCTTTATTGATTGACATTGCGAAAGACAAAAAATCAGATATTGCCACATTTAGAAAAGCATTTAGAATCTATAAACAATCTGACCGAAAGAATGACACTCAAAATAGTGAAGTATTCATGTTACATTTTGTATCTGATGAATTGATGTATTCTGACCAACAGAGAATTAATCAGTCTTATGAATTGACATATGCCCAGATGGTTGAAAAGATTTTACTCAACTATCTGAAAGTACCCCCAAACAATTTAACAGGTATTATTAATCCGACATCAGGTCTTAGAAAAGTTGTTATACCAAATTTAAGACCATTAGATGCAATCGATTGGATTGCAAAACGGGCAGTTGATTCGCAAGATTCACCAAACTTTATGTTTTATCAGAATCTAGTTGGTTACAATTTTGCATCCCTTTCAACTTTACTTTCGCAAGCAGATATTTTAGATGTTAAGTTTGAAGCAAAAAATCAAACCGGTAAAACATCAATTGACGAAATCAGTTCTGCTAGGTCGTTAGATGTTATTTCACAAGCCAATGAAGTAGAAAAAACTAGGTCTGGTGTGAATGCTGGTAAGTTTATTGGTTTTGATCCTCTTACAAGAACAGTCGCAACAAGAAACATTAGTTATGGTGACCATTACTTAAACATGAAGCACGGTAATAAAAATCCAAACTTCTCTCAAATTAAAAATAGAGATGGAGTGAACAATACAGAAACATATGATGCAAACAAAACAGTTGGAAGTTTTGGTGCCGCAAGACAATTGAGTGAGTATATTAAAAAGAAAGACCCAACATCAATTTCAAAAGAAGACAATGTTGAAAGTTATCTCTCGCAAAGAACATCTATTATTAAAAACTTAATGACAAAAAGAATTCGTCTTGTTATGCCAGGCAATTTTCAATTGACTTCTGGTTTTAATGTGAATTTAATTATTCCAAATTTTGGTAAAAAATCTAGAAGTGGAGATAATGAAGATCCAAGTTTAAGTGGTAGATATTTAATTATTGCATCTCGTCAAATTATTGGATATGATAAACACGAAACCGTAATTGAAATTGCAACGACTTCTTCTAGTAATGAGTTTATTCCTGTTAGTAATCCGGAGCAAACAGCTGCAATAGGTTCGTATTGATATGGAACAAGAAAAGTCACAGAAGTTTGCAGGTAAAGACGGCTTCGTTTGGTGGATGGGAGTTGTAGAAGACAGACAAGACCCACTTAAACTTGGCCGTGTTCGTGTTCGATGCGTTGGTTGGCATGCTGAAAATAAAATGCTTTTGCCAACTGATATGTTACCTTGGGCAATACCATCATACACACCAAATAATGTTTCAACATATGCACCAAAAGAAGGTGATATGGCATTTGGTTTTTTTATGGATGGAGAGAATGGACAATCGCCCGTAGTTCTTGGCATTTTTCCTTACATACCACTAAAGGCAGGAAACGCACAAGAAGCGTTTAGTGATGGTAGAGATTCGGGGCAATTGGCAGCTGCGCCAGTCAAACCAGATGAATCTCAAACATTGTATCCTAGAAAGTTGGATGAACCCTCAACATCTCGTTTGGCAAGAAATGATTCTGATTATCCATCACCAATTAACGAAGCAAAAGCTGCAAAGAAACTAAACAAAGTAGAACCTAATTCTTATTACAATGCAAAATATCCATACAACAATGTATATGAATCAGAATCAGGTCATGCATTAGAATTTGACGACACAAAAGACAATGAGAGGATTCACCTTTATCATCGTTCTGGTTCTTATGTTGAATATGGTCCACAAGGCGACCGTTCAGAGAGAATACAAAGAAATAAATTTACAGTAGTTGTTGGAGATGAACAGGTATATGTGCAAGGTGATGTAACAGTTTACATTGATGGAAATGCAACGATGCAAATTGGTGGCAACTTTAGTGCTGACATTGGTGGCACTTGCACAATCAATTCTGGCGGTAATATGAAATTTACTGCGCCAAAAATAGATTTGAACTAATGGATGGGGAGTTTGTTGTTTTGATTGGTAATGAACTTCATACTTTTACAAGATATGAAGATATACCAGACAATTTTGATAATTTAATTAAATTCAAACCAAAACAATTAGACGGACCACATACACATGA